GAATTGCTTATGGAGAAAGAGATTTAGAGACTTATATAGAAGTTGGAAATCGTGTAGGTCAAATTGTTGGCGATGGTATTGAGATACTCGCTGACGTTAATCGTAGACCGTTTGCGAACCCGTTCCAAGTACCTGGTTCACTATTAGACAATCCCTCAAAGAGGTCGGGAGAAAGTGCTCCATTTCCTTTCGGTGCTTTTCGTCGTCGTCGTCTTGAACGCCACAATGAAGTAAGCGAAGCTCACTATAATTTTATGTGGCTGAAAAAACCTCTTTACTAAATAAAAAAAAATGAAAAAATCGTTCCGCCGTCGTGTTTCTCGTAAACCTCGTTACAAGAAGAAGTATTCTCTTGCCAAAAAGCTCTTAAGCCTTAATGAAACTAAAGCATTTCCTTATGATGCTGCAGTTACTGTCAAACACTTAGAAGTTTGGACTTGGTCTCCATCACAATCTATTGTTGTTGGAACTAATTCTGAGCAACGTATCGGTGATAAAATCTTTTTAAAATCACTTACTCTTACTGGATATTGGGGAGCATCTAGCGTATCTACTGCCTGTACCAAACTTAGGGTTATTGTACACATGAATAGTCAAAATGTTTCATGTCCTACTCAAACCCTAGGAGCACTCACCGGTACTCAAATGTGGTATCCTAACACCTCTGCTATTCCTGCAAATGGAATCATCAATCCCAATGCTACATCTGTGCTTGCTGACTTTATTATTGATGTTAATTCTAGTATTTCAACTGCTCAAGATCTTAAGTCGTTTAACGTAGTTATTCCTTTGAACAAAATGTTCCCTTATGCTCTTCTAAGTGGTGTTTATGGCAAGGTTAAAAATCTGTATGTTACTACTACAGCCCTTATCAATGGTGGAACCCCTGGTGTTACTGTTGCCGGAACTCTTCAAGTTAGTTCTATTCTAAAATTTAAAGATCCTTAAATAAATTTAATTATACTTTATTTGATTTAAAATGACCGTAAAGTGTCTAATTCTACGATCAATTGTTATATATCCTAATTCATCTTGATTATCTTCTGCTAAATCTCTTTTCAAATACAATTCTGAAATCTTAGTGGTTAGAGCATGGTAAATAGAAATGTCACTATCATTTTCTACCAATTCATCAATATCTCTTTGTTGACCATTCGTATCTGCAGCATTAAGAATGAAACTTGCTCTTGCCATTTACCTATTATCTTAAATTCCTACTTCTTTATATACTATGTGTGGCGCTTTCGTGTTACCCACATGATCGTTTTTTTTTATTTCCTTATATGGATGTACATTGACAACGCATTGACATCTACATCGTTCTGTTGGAACACCGAGTCCGTGCCAGGAAGCTTGCTTCCGCCAGTGCGGTGAGTGTGTTTCAATTGCGTGAACATATTCGTCGCGCATTATCCTATCCCCCTACTTAGTTATATTAATGACAAGTACCCCCCTTGTGGGGGTACGCGCTAGGGTTAGGGTTAGGGTGGTTAGGGTTAGGGAAGGGTGGTTAGGGCGGACGGCGGACGGTGAACACAGAAGGTCCAGCATATTATTACCTGGACCTTCTGTGCCTGTGTGAAACACATTAGCACACTTCCCTAAAAAAAATGACTCGGAATCGAAATTTTTGTTTTACATTCAATAATTACCCCGATACTAGTTTAGTTGATAATCTAAACTGCAAGTATATAGCATACTCTAAAGAAGTCGCTCCCTCCACCGGTACCCCTCACTTACAAGGGTTTATCAGTTTTGATAATGCAAAAACTATTCAACAGGCTCGCAAGCTACTCCCTGGTTGTCATGTTACTATAATGATAGGAAGTATACTTCAAAATGATGTTTACTGTTCGAAAGCTGGTCAGCTGATCGAGCGTGGCGCTAAACCTATTTCAAATGACAACAAAGGCCGTGCTGAACAACTCCGATGGCAGCGTGCTCGCGAAGCTGCCCAGTCCGGGAAGCTCGATGAAATCGACGCCGATATTTATGTCAGGTATTATAATACATTAAAGAATATTGCCAAGGACCATCAAATTAAACCTTTACCCAAAGATGTTAAGTGCTTCTGGATTCATGGTGAGACAGGAGTGGGAAAATCACACTGTGTGGAGAACACCTACCCCGATTGTTACAAGAAGTGTATGGATGATCTTAAATGGTTTGACAGCTACGAAAACCAAGAGGTCGTCTATCTCGAAGATATTGACAAGTTTCAAGTCAAATGGGGAGGACTACTCAAACGCCTTGCTGATAAATGGCCGATGCAAGCTTCCATTAAAGGAAGTATGCGCTATATACGACCTTCCATTGTCATCGTTACATCTAATTATCGCATTGAAGACATCTGGTCAGACTCTCGGACCGTTGATCCTTTGCTTCGCCGATTTAAACAGATAGAGAAACTTTCTAAAGATGACATTATTGACTTTACCTAATAAAATGCCTGATACACCTATGACTCCGTCGTCTATTGATGTATTTACTCAAGGCAGTACCCCAGGGAGTGTCGTTCGAATTGCTTATGGAGAAAGAGATTTAGAGACTTATATAGAAGTTGGAAATCGTGTAGGTCAAATTGTTGGCGATGGTATTGAGATACTCGCTGACGTTAATCGTAGACCGTTTGCGAACCC